GCTTGTTCATTGGCCAGTACATCGTAATGAAACTGCCATTTAATTTCGTAATATGATAAGGATTTCTTTGAAAAGCAAAACTGGATAATCTCTCTTTCAAAATCACCAGCTCTACCTTCTTTTACTTCGGACTTAATCCATTCGTTTGATGAATAGTATTTCTCCCAATCGGAAGCACTTCTAACAACTCTTTTTCTAGTCTTTCCCTTTAAGGGTTTCAATCTTCGAACTTGATTTAGGGATTTCTTCCCTATATAAAATCTACCAGTTGGGATATGTATCATTTTATAGACAAACCCAACTGCACCTTCCGGTGTGTTTTCCTCCGTAACAATATTTCCATTAAATTTCCAACTCATTGATTATTTTTTGAAAAGTTCCGAATACTTTTTTGTAGTATTCACTGCACCTTTTCTAGCTTTGCTAAGTTTAGTTTCATCAGTTGATAGGTTTAACCCACCATCCGCATTTATTGGAGTTTTATCTCCACCTTTAATATTAGCTACTCCTGTTTTAGGAATTGATTTTGTGTATATATCAATAATGCTTGCCATTTTTATATGTGTTTATTTAGTATAAATATAACGTTATGTATCGAAACGTATTATAAAATTAACTGGATAGTTTGGTTCTGATTTAATTGGTTGTGGTAATTTTGCAACGGCCAATAATGATAGTGAGTCATCATACAACCCAATTGTTGTAATATATGGAGCTAAATAAGAACCAGTTGGGTCTATTGAACCACTATACTCATAATCATCAAAACTACCAAATTTATTAGGGTCTAATTTAGAAACATAAGCATATTTTGAATTTCTTACATTTTTAATTCCAGCATCATAATAATCAGTAGTAACTAAATCATTTGGTTTTTTTCGTAGTGATTCAGCCCTACTTGTGGTTATTCTAACTTTTTTAGCACCATCTTCATATACTGCCGATGGATTTTGTGAAAAATTAAATTCTCCCTCTAATACTGGTATGAATATTTCATTTTCATATATTGTTTTTGTAGAACGAAAATCCAAAGTAAATTGAGTTAAATTTCCAGCACCAGAACCACTCGTTATATCTCTAGTTAAAACAACCAATCCCCTATCATAAAAAATATTACCAGCTACATTACTACCGGAATCTATTAAATTTGAATAACTATCATCGGTAAATGTTTTTGAAGTTGCATCGTTGGTTAACACAACAGTACCTGGCTTTATACCTTCTCCATAATAAGATTGTGGAATTGAAAAAACTGCCATTTGTTCCTGTAAAACTCTTTCGTTTTTTGAAGTGTATGACCGTCTTCTTCCAACTTCCGTTATCATTGAAGATGTTTCTGGATTTAAATAAAATTGTGCTTTTATTGAACGAAATAAACTTATTTTAGAATATCCATATGATTTTTCTTCAATTTCTGCATCATAGTCTCCAATACTCCCACTTTTAGCAAAAATAGGGTTAATATCATTTTCATCCAATCTCCATTCTTTATAAACTTTGAGAGGTCTTACTATAATATCGGATTTTGGAATTTGTTTTAACATCTATTATTTTCTTTTATATAAATATTCTATAAATGAAAAACCCCCTTTGATTAGGGGGCTTATCATTTTATCTAAAATAATTATGATTAGAATGAAAGTTTAACTTTAATTAAAACTTCTTTATCAAATGATTTAACAATTGGTTGAGAAGTCTTTGCCACAGCAATAAGTTCGTTTGAATCATTATAAAGACCTACAGTTGTAACAAACGTTTGAGGGTCAGTTTCAAATGTTGGTTCGGTAAAGAATCCATTAGCATCTACATATGTAGGGTTATTAGAATAGTTAAATTCTCTATTCGTTGCTCTTACAAAGAAATGTTGAGTAGAAATATTTTCAGTTCTACGTGCTTCAAAATCACCACCTTTTTTAATTGCGTAAAACAATAATTTTTGATTATATGCTTCGTGCGTTGTTGCTATACCACCTTGTAAACTACCAGTATTTAGGAATCCAACTTCACCAACATTACCAACTACGTTTCCTATTGCTCTAGCATTAAGAACTATAATACCTCTTTCAGGATAGAATTCTCCAAATCCTTCACCAGTCGCTGAATGTGCCGGTTTTAAATCAGTAGCTATATCCGCGGAATGTTTAATCGTTGCTTCACTTTGAGTTCCTAAATTTAATGAACCAGAAACTACTTTAAATACATTACCAGCTAATCCATAAGTATCTCCAAATTTCTTACCACTATTATCAATGAATGTAAATAATCCATTAGAACCAGAAAGTTTTAATGACCAGTTACCCGCATCCATACTTTCTCTAAATCTATTTCTAGCTAAGTTTATGAAATAACAACCATTTGCATCAGTTGCAATATTAGTTGAATTATCAAAATTAAATTTAGAATCGATTGGGTCTAACAACATTGATTTATATTGTGCGTATGTTGCTTTTGTTGCCAATAATGAATTATCATCAACTGATAAAGCCGCAGAACCACTACCATCAACGTGTCCATAAGCTATTGCAAATTGAACTTCTTCTTCATCGGTAGTTGCCGGTGATAAGTCATACACATTGTAATAATATTGTCCACTTTGTTGTGCTATTTGTATAGATGATGTAAATGCACTATTTAAAGAACCAGAATCACCAGACCATAGTCCAGTTGTTACAATTTCTATTTTTGCGTTTACTTTATCAAATTCACCAAATCTTTTGTAAATACCGGTTGTTTGTGCTCCAACAGTTGATATTTGTTGTCCTGCAGGTAATACCGAATTTAAAAGTGTTACAAGTTGATTTGAATCTACCGTCCCAGTATTAGCTAATGCTGCTATCTGGGAGGTTATATTTGGGTCATTAATTAGTGCCATTTGTTATATCTTTTTATTATGCTTTATATGTTACAATCACAGGTATAGTTTGAGAACCTCCAGTTTCATTACCATATACGGTAATGGTTGTAGATACATCTAACGTTAATCCTGGATTTGGTGTGAAACGGAATTCCAAACCAGTTACAACCTGAGCAGTTGTTGTTATTTCATCTCCTAAGAACAATGTATTACCTGTTCCACTTGCTCCTCTAGTTACTGTCAACGTACCTGCTCTTTGGTCTGCTAATACCATAGTATATCCAGTACTTGCATTTCCTGCAGGTGATGTAGTTGGTAACAATCCAACCGCCCCTTCACTTTGATTTACACTAATTGAAGGTACACCCAATCTTACAGTTGGGATTTGAGTAGTTCCTTTTGGAAGGGTTACTAACTTATATCTTAATACTTGAGTTTCATCAGGACTTGCTTCCGTTACAGGAATAGCTCTAATTGCTGAATCGTAATAAGCCGAACCCTTTGGATGAGCCGGTTCATATAGTGTGTAATCAATCTCATCATCTCCTAAAGCGAACTTTGTAATGTTCAAAGATTGTCCAGATGCTAATTTTTGTCTTCCTTTTTTGGTAAGAATTGCATCTACTGTGATTTCTGTGTTATCTAAATATGCCATTTGATATTATTTTTTAATTCTTTATTTCTAAAATATAAATATAACCAATTATTATTTTCAATTATTAATTCCTATAACCTTTTCTTAAAATTAATCAACTTCCAAAATCGGTTCTCCGCTACCTCTACCAGTCTTAGCAACTTTAAGAATATTAGGATTTGTTATAAATGTTTCTACCGCACTTAATCCATCCGGTGTGGTTGATGAATTTTGAACAGACCCTTTAAAATATGAACGTCTTAATCCTTCAGATAAATTGTTTACATATTTGTAGTGTGTTGGTAAATATCCTTTAATCGTTTCTACTCCAACAATTTCATTTCCAATTGATATACTTCCACTAAATGGTAGTGTTGAAACTTTATATCTATATAATGTAACCGGTGTTTTAACGTATCTTACTGGTTCTCCCAAAGCAGCACCATTTACTGGCCATCCCTTAACTTGAGTGTTTATTTTTTGAGTATATTGTTCTTTTACAACATATACGTTACTTCTACTTGAGGTGTGGTTTCCAAAAATATTATCAAAATAATTAATTTTTGAAACACCATTCTTTGAGTATAAACCAAATCCTCTATTTGCTAAAGAATTCGGGTCCATTCCAATTTCGGTAAATGTCATTGAATCGGCTTCACCAACTAAACTAGCACCTACTGGACATTGTATTTTGGTATCAAAAAATGGTGCACTCGCTTCAAGTTCTGGTTTTATAGAATTTAAAATCTCACCATTATACATTATACTTTGACCTACTATCGATGTATCGGCTATATCAATAACTGAATCATAATTATTCAATTCACCTGCCAATTGACTGATATTATCTACATCTAAGTTAGCTTCTTCTACCAAATAATCGGATGTAGTAGTTATGTTTCTTTTTGTATCAATAATTGATTCAAAGTCATTTCTTTCAGATACAGGTTTTGTCCACTTAATTTTACTTCTTTCTAAAAAGTGTGGTTCAATCAATAATCCTTTTACTACATTAGTTCTTGCAGGCGCTAATTCAATTAAAGTATCGAATAAAGACCTATCAATATATTTAACCAATCGTATATATTCGTAGATATCTCTGTTATCTAATCTTTCAAAATAATAATGTCTTAATGTATCTAATTCTTTATAAGTTGTTCTATATTCATCCGATGGATTTCCTATGTAGTTATCTATATTAAAATCACCAAATGCTTTTAAGATATCCATATTCAACTCCTTAATTGGAGAAAAGAATAATCCCAAACGATTCGTATCTATTGGAGCCTGGTCAAATGCTTTTTTAGTTGCTCTTGTTTTATAAGATAAATCGGTAACCAATGATGCGGATTCAAATCTTACTTTATTAGAATAATTAAATCCTAAAGATGGAACATTAGCCGTTACAGTTCTATCATACGGAATATATTGATATGGGTATGTTGGATTAACCCACATATTACTCGCGGTTGCAGAACCTTCTCCATATATTTCATTAATTGAAACGTTTTTAACATAAGGGTCTAATACTCTATCTTTAGGATATTCAAAATCCAAACGGAATACTAAATCTTTTGTTGATGAATCAAAATCGTTACCATTGATTGCATCTGGAAATAATGTATGATTTTCAAATTTACTTCTTTGTAAAGGAACTCTCCATAATCTTACTTCATCTAAATTTCCTTCAAATCCATTACCACCAATTTGTAAATAAGAACCGGTTTCCCATTGTGTATCATCAGTTTGAATAGACATACTAACTGATGTTATAATTCTCTGTCCATCACTTGTTCCCCACCATACTTCAAACCAAGAAGAAGAATCAGGACTATTATGTCTATTAATTACAACTTGTGAATAATGTTCCGTTGAAATTGGGAAATCCAAACTTCCAGTTTTCAAATCAGGTCCATATGCATAAACTCCACTTGATTCAGGTGATATATAAACTGTCGTTACTACCGGAGAACCGCTTGCAAATGGTTCTTCAAAGTATGTACTATTTGAAATATCTCCACCAAAGTTTAATTCTAATTTACCAAAAGAACCAGTAGTTTGTACTAAATCTAAAGTCCATTCACTACCACTTATTAAAGTATAGATTGGTGTTGGTAATTCATTTGGTAATATTCTAAATTCAATAGAATTAGGATAATCAACATTATTTATTTCATGCCACGGAACTTTAATATTTGAACTACCATTTCCATTTAAATCTCCTTTTAAATAAAATGCAGCAGTTCTATCATCAAATGTAAATTTACTAGTACCACCTTGTGTTGGGTCTTGCGGTCCACCAAATTCCATTATTGTTAACATAGATTGTGGTACACCATAACAAGCCATAATAGCTTTCATAGCTCTCGCAGTACCTTTATGTTTTAACAAATAAGGTAAGTTATTTAATATCCTTCTCCAAACTTCATCATTGGCTTCAGATAATGGCATTCCATATTTTTGGAATCCATCTTTTGTTTTACCAAATGCATATTCCCATAAGAATGGTGAATTAAAAGCGTTTTTAGGATTCCAACCAAACGATTGAAGCATTTGAGAAACCAATGTATTTGATAAACCATTGATTTGTTTATGTTCTAATATTTTATTATTATCTAACGCTTTAACATACGCCCATACAATATCAAAGTGTTGACCAATCATATCTAAGAAAACTATAAAATCATTATTATTATAATCTTCTCTAATAAATTCAGGTATATTATTTACTAAATAATTAGGATTGTATTTATCATAATTTGCCGCTTCATCAATTAATGCGTTATACCACGCGGTAACACTTGCGTGCGTTGTATCTCTTAAAATAAGTGTTCCTAATCCTGTAATTGGGTGTACATATAATACTTTTGGATATGCTAAATTGTTATTTGATTTGTATAAAAAGTTTTCAAATCCATCAAAATTTCTTAAAATACCATTTATTGTATTTAATACTTTTTTAGCTTCACCAGCTTGATTTACACCACTTGATTGTGCAATTTCCCATTGAACATCAAATAGACCATCTTCAGTTATTACTTGAAATCCATTTTCCGTTAAAATACCACCATTATAACCATCATATGGTGGAATGAATGTTGTTGCTATTAATGCTTCATACCTTGCTTTGTAAGTTTCTAATAATTTTACTTTGTAAAAGAAATTAGCCGCTCTTTCTTCAGCTGAACCGAAGTGTGAAAAAGATTTAAATGTATAATCCGAACCGCTTACATATTGTAAATTTAATTTAGTAGTATTAACATTTGTTCCTTCTAAATAATTATTAACTATATCATTTGAAGTTATTGAACCACTTGCAATCAAATCATCCAATATCTGATATGCAACTCCATTATTTTCTTCTAATGAAAAATTAGGACCTTTTAATGGAGGACAAAAACTTGCATTTTCACCAGTTATATTTATTGTTTCTATAATTGGGTCTGACTGTAATTTAGAAATCCATACCTGTTGGTTTGGTTGTATTGCAGTTGATAATGGTTCATATAATTTTAAAATTAAAGAACCCTCACTACCCAACCAAGTTGTAATTAATTTATTATCGTTTGGTAAATGTAATAAGTGATTTAAATATTTCGATGATTCATCTACTAAAGATGCGGTATTTAATTGTGATATAAACCCATCAACTAATCTATTAATAACTACATTTCTCGGTATTGTTAATTCACTTTTATCAAATTGTATTGTAATAAATTCTTCCTTACCAACAACAATTTCGTTTCCTTGTTCATTGTATGGTACTAATTTTAATGTTAATGATATTAAACCATCACTTTCAGTATATTGTGCACCAGGTGAATTAAGTAATTGTTGATAATTTAATGTTACATTTCCTGCAGCTGTAGCTTGTGTGTGTTGAGAACTTCCTAATACAGATATTCTTACATAATCAGTACTTACCGATTCATAACTAATTTTAAAATTTACATTTGTACCTACATAATCTGGACCCTTTATTAATGTTGGATAATTTATATTTCTAATATCAGGTACACCAACATAAGTTTCAGATACTACATTTAATATTAATTCAATTGGGTCTCCATCGTTACCAGATTGAGTAAGCACTCCGATTGCGTTTCTACTACCAAATGGTACTATAATTATCCTATATTTACCTACGGTTGGTAATTTGGCCAAAGGTATAGAAATTACTTCAGATTCACCTGCCGCTAAATCTGAATATGTAATTTCTTCGTTTGCAAACTTAACTCTTACTCCTTCCGTAAACTCATTTTTATAAATTCCAATGTACGCATCAATTCCAGAATTTATGTTATGTTTTCTATTTAAATCCGGGTTTACAAAACTTATAGAAGGTTTATCCAATGATATCACTGGTATAGTTTCTGTTTGAATATCAACTACATATGTTTTATCTATTGTTATCTTAGTACTAACCGATTCCGTATCGGTTACTGCCAATAATTTTTCACTTGTATAACCATCCGCTGATACTGCTATTTCTGTTATTCTTGATATAGTATTTCCTACTGAATTACTTTTTATTGTAACAATTTTACCTATTAATGTTGTTATACTATTGGCACCTGATTTAAGTGTAACTGTTTCTCCAGCAGTTCCATCTGCATTATCAATAAGTAATTGAGCACTACCATCTGCGCCGGTTAAAGCAACCGTCAATGTTTGTACATCACCTAAATTATCATCACCATCATCCGTAGCTCCAGCTTTTTCTAAAATAAACGTAATATCTTTATCAATTTCTGCAATCGTTTCCGGTTGCACAATACCATTTATATAATGTATTATTTTAAACTCATAAAAATTAGTGTTTCCGTACTCTGGATTATTTTCATTTATTGTTGGTAAAAATTCAAATTTAGATAATCCTATAATTTTTAAATTATTTGTTTTTCCTTCTTCTGAAAAAGGGATTGCCGTATAAACAGGGTTATCGTTAACATTATAATTTGGACTCGGTATTAATGTTATAACATAGTTTTCAACACTATTTTTATAACCGTTTCCAACTACTTTAATATTATAATCCCCATTGTTAAAAATATCTCTTGCAGATAATTTAATTTCACTTGGACTTACTAATCCAGATGGTTGTTCATTTATATAAATTGATGCTTGTATTTTTTCACCAGAATACGTTTTTGAAAGAATATCACCAAGTACACATTTTATTTGTAATTTTCCTGAGAAATTGCTTAAAGGTGTGTTTGGTTTATCAGTAAGATAGACCATAACAGGAGGAGTTCCACCGCCGCCACCAGTTGCGCCACCACCGCCACCAGTTGCGCCGCCACCGCCTCCGCCGGTTTCACCACGACCTAAACCACCATCGCTTAATATTTCTTCTACTGCTATCATCTATTATACAATTGTATTTGTTTATATTTTATTTTTGTGCTTTACCTTGTCCTCTGCCGGCAACAGGACCGTTTCTAGGACCGTCTGGATTAGTGTAGCCACCACCTTCGGGTTCGCTACCGCCGCCTCCGCCACCAGAACCGCCGCCAGAACCATCACTACCACTTTGACCATCAGGTGTACTATATCCACATTGTGTCGAATTGGCTGCAATTAAAGCAGTATATTCCCCACCTTTACCATCCGCATATTTACCAAATAAATCAAACCCTTGACAAAATTCTGAAAGAAGTGTTCCCGATGTTGGAAACGGTTTTTCTTTTGCTATTATCTTTTTTAATTCTAATTCTTTATTACTTTCTACAAATGTTTTTGTTTTCCTTGTGTTTATAACAGGATTTGAAGTATCTACTAATAAATCACTTTCTCTAGTTTGTAGTATTTGTCCAACTTCATCAAAACTTTCATCTATTCCCACATCAAATTCTGCAGTAGATATTAAATCTTGTTTTGGTAAATAAAAATTAATTACACTTGTAATTAATTTCTGACACATTTCTACAATAGCATTAGATGATAAAGTTAATGGAGTTTTTGTTTGTTTACGTTTACCGTAATTTACATCATTAATATCAGATATTCTATTAGTAAGTTCATAAGATGCCGCTTCTCTAAATTTTGTATTAATTCTATTTGTAAATTCATCAAAATTTTTTATTTTAAATTCGCCACTCATTTTACTAACCCAATCTTCACTATATTTTGTTTTTAAATATGTACCAATTATATTTGAATCTATTTGTTCAATTATTTTGAAAGCTTCAATTATCGTATCATCTCTAAAGTCTTTATTAGATACAAATAATGCGAATCTTTCTTCTAATTCTGGATATTTTACTTTTGCATTTTTAATAGGAAATAATCTTACTTCCGTTCTAGATGGTGATATTTCAGAAATCCATAATTTATCTTCTTCCGAATCAGAACCAACTCTTTTATTAATTAGTGTAACTTGTGTTTTAAAAATACCATTATCATATCCCGCTTCTCTTAGTAATCTTTCCGCATCTATAAAATATTCATTTGGAAATTGAAATTTTTGAAGAACCGTACCTTCTGCTATTAAAATATAATCACTTATGTTACTACTTGTCAATGGTACATATCTAACGGTTTTTCCATTTACAGCTTTTTGTGGCAACTGATTATCATTTGAATCATATACAATAAATTCAATTGCATCGGAATCACCCAGTCCAAAAAATGATTGCAGATTTCCTTCTTCAAATATTTTTCTATCATCTGAACTAACTCTGTACCCTTTATTGTTTATAATATCTTTAAACGTTTTTATCGCCATTTTTATATATTTTTATCTTACCTATTATGGTTCAAATTTAGTTCCTCTCATTTTTTGTATAGAAGTACTGAATGTTATAGTTCCTTTTGGAGATTTAATTATTAAATTACCAGTATGCTCCCTATCCTTAGACGTTCCGAAACCAGCTGAAGGTTTTAAGTCATCAACTCCTTTTTTGTTTGTTGTTATTTTAATTACTTTTTGTTCACCTTCATTTAATGTAATATCTGAGATTTTGGTGAATGCACCCACATTACCTCCATCAAATTTAAAACTAACGGTAACTTTATCTTTAGTAAAGTTTTTAAGTTCTATATCTGGTCCATTTATGAATGCACCATTACCATCATCTTTTGCTCTACCTCTAAATACAATATCTTGATATCTTTCCTCACTTTTATTTAATATTTTAGCAGCTATATCATCGGTAACTTTCGAACCTTCTGCTTGTTTTGCCTGCTTACCAAACAAAGTATCTCGTAATATAGTTAATTCTTGTTCTAATGCTTGATTTCTTGCAAATAAAGAAACTCTTTGGATTGCTTCTGCTACTCCTTTTTGTATAGAGTTTTGTAATTCGGTTATTGTACTTGTAATTTTTGTTGTTACCTGTTGAGTCTGATTTTGTGCTGCAGCTACATTTAAATTTTGTAAATCTACATCAACTCTTAAACTCTCAGATACTATTTCTACATCTTGCACTTTAGCTCTTAATTGAAAAACCAAAGTAGTAAGGTCTACAACTTGTTCTGTCAAATCAATTACAGATTGAGTTACTTCGTTATATATTGGTCTTGGAACTCTATCATCAAACGGAGGCGCTTCTGGTGGAAGCAATTCAAATATTACAGTATCAACAGATTTTACTAATTCGGTTTCGTTATACTTTGGTCTTGTTAGTTGTCCAGATATGACACCATCAGTCCTATTTTCTTGAAAAAATGAGTAAACACCAAACTCATTTTTAGAAATGATAGGCGAACTAGAACCACTTATTAAAAGTTCACTTATTAATGCTTCGTTTTGTAATCCCGTTTTTGCCATTTTAATTTTTTACAATTCTAAATGTTATATCATCGTCAAAATATTGAGTATTACCATCAATAGTTACTTTAAATTCTATTTTATATGTTCTATCCGCTTCCCAATTAGAAAGATTTAAATTTATATAATTACCATTTACATCACAGCTAATTTTTGAATAATCGGAAAAAGGAATAATAATATCATCCGATGTATAATCTTTAATTTGATAATATGATGTTGCTGGTAAATAATGTAATGTACTATATGCAAATTGTTTAACAAAAGTTTTAATAGGATATAATTCTCTAGTAAATATTCTTATTTTTGGCGTAGTTCCAACTTTAACTTCTGCTTTTAAATTAGTAACTCCAACTTTTATATCTTCCGAAGTTAATGCGTTTAATGAACCAGTTATAAATAATTGGTCATCCCAACCTATTCTAATTTTTGGTTGATATATAGTATTTGTTTCTTTACTAAATAATTTTATTGCGCCATAATCTTGCGTATCAACTTCTTTATTAAATGCGTGTCTTAATATAATACCATCATTTTTTATAGAACCACTCATCCAGCTTTTTAATAAAGATTTTACATTCATATCAATATCAGCAGTTTGATAGCTAAATGATTGTGATGCTTCATATTGAGTCCACCAAGTACCACCACCACCATTATTTTGGCTAGCTGATGTGAATGAATTAAAATTATTTTCTAACCAATCTAATTTAGAATCCCCTTCTCTATAATTCCAAGTTACTCCCTGTGTTGATATATTATCAAACCTAGTACCAATACCCATTTCCCAACTTCCCGAAATTGCATTTGCAAAAATTGTATATTCCAAAGGAATTTCTTCGGTTTTTGTTTCTTTTAAAATAAGAGTTGCTTCATCTAATTGTATTGTACTATTAGATACCGATGCCGATAGGTATCCTACTTCAAATTTTAGCAATGCATGAGATATATCTTTTACATTACCATAATATAATTTGCTTATTTCTAATATCTCATCTAAACCTGTATTTTGGTTTGGTTGTTGGAGATAGACTGTTGCATCTTTTGATGCTGTTAATAAATAGTATGCCATTATCTTACTCTGCCTTTTATGTCCCCACTAGGAAACTTAATTTCAAAAACTGAAGGGTCTAATGATGGATATACGATTTTATCTTTAGTTGCCGCTTCGATATTATACGAATTTGGTGAATATCTACCACCACACTTATTTGTAACTTTCACAGATGGAACAGATGAAACACCTTCTACATTTGCTAATAACAATTCAATTTCATTTAAATTAATAGTTTGATTAAACTGCCAATTATCTATACTGAAGAAATCTTTTACTTCGTTTATACATTTTGTTAATATTTCATTTTTATTATAATTTGGATATGTTATAATTTCAAATTCTAAACCAATATTAATTACAAATCCATCATTCATATTTATACCATCCGTTAACATTCGATATTCGTTAATATATGTTTTAAGATTTTCTTTTACCGCTCTATTTAAATTTGTTAAATTACCATTTACATCATATCCTAATAAATACAAGTTAATAGCAAACGGATTATTTTTTTCATTTTCGTTTGAAGTTTTACCAATTAAAAAGCTAGTAATTTGTTGTTTTATATCTTGTTCAGTTGGTTCTAAATCATCTGGTTTGTTTACAAAATCTAATACTAAATCAGTAAATTCTTGTAAATTATTTGGTGATGCTAATATAGATGAAGGTGAGTTGTTATCTAATGTCCCATCCGCAACGGCATATGCTTTTGCTATAGCTCCATATTTCGATGGCATTGATAATACTCTAATTTGATAATCTTTTGCAGTTACTGCTCTATTTTGAGCTCCAAAATTTGCTAATGCATTTTGTCTAATTTCTTCTAAAGTTTCACCACCTCTACCACCAACCGCAGGTACATCGTTATCAACTGCTAATGAATTTTTTGCAGAATTATAAAGTGAAAGTTGGGCCCTTGTAAAAGAACTTAAACTTTCTTCAAATTCAACCCCATTAATTCTTGTTAATTCTCCTGCTGCAACGTTTGAACTAATACCTCCACCTGTATAATATTTTACAGTCATTGTTGTATTAGATGGAGAAGTACCATACGTTTTTGTTTTTAAAAAATTAGTTGGGTCAAATGATTCATCCAATCTTTTAATAGAATTTGGTAATCCCAATCCTACGTTTTTAAGATTTGGAATTAATTGTTCATCGGATGCTGTTGGGTCTCCTGCACCAAATTCAATTGTTATTGTACTATCTTGGTTTACTCTAGTTGTAAATCGTTTTGGTGTTTTTATTGTTTTTAAAACATATGGTACAGTTGATTTAAACTGATATAGGTCTGAATCGTTAGCTTCGGTATTTGGATAATCAATGAATATCATTTCTTGTCCTAAATACGGTACTTCATACCATTTATTATTATTAGAATCTCTGCAATCATATATCTCAATCACATTTGTTTCTGGCAAATCAATTGTTCTAAAATTTTCATAAGTTCCAAAGGTTACTTCTTTTTGATTTTGTACGGCTGATATTGCTTGTACATATTTTTTTATTAAATAAAATGTAGGCTCACCTGTAAGTACATCTCTTTGATATATGGTTGTCTCTCTATCAATTTCATTTGAAAAATCCACCATATCAGTTGTTATAAATTGAACGGTACCCGCTTGGTTTGCTACAATCATCCCTTCTCTTACTTTTAAGTAAAAAGTATCATCTGGTCTATTACTAGCACCAACTCCAATAGATGGTACTAATTGATAAACCGATAATGTTGTTACTGCTGGGGATGTTACTTTTGGTTTATAACCCAAATATTGTGCAAGAGCTATAATACTTTGAATATCTTCGGCGTAAGGCATTAAAGATTCTTTCAATGTATCATCGGTGTAATAAGCCAAAACATCACCTACATAAGATGCCATTTCAATGAAAAGCATACCAGGAGATGATTCGTTAAAATCACCATAGGTCTTTGGAAAATAATTTTTTGTAAAATCAATAAGATTTGCTCTAAATGCTGCAAAATCTTTATTAAGATATTTTATATCCTTTCCTTTATTTTTAAAATTCTTATTTATTGTTGTTATAGCCATTATGTTTGTACATTAAAAGTTACCGTATCTAATACCTGTGTATCTGATACTCTAAATGAAACTGATACTTCAACCTTATTATTATCTTTAAATTCGTTTGATTGCTGGATATTAATAGTTTCTACATTTACATATGGTAACCATTTAGAAAGTGTATCAACAATATTATTTTCTAAGTTATCAGCAAACATTTCATCATTCATATTAAATAATAATTCTTGAATACCACTCCCAAATTCAGGCTGCATCAATCTTTCAAATCTTTTTGTAAGTAATAAATTTTTAATATTACTTTTAACCTGGTCAGCAGTTATAAAACTTTGATTAAAAGCAGTATTTCCTATTTGAATAGGTAATGTTATACCTATTGCATAGTCTTCAAACTGCTTTGAATCGATTACTAACTTTTTACCAAGTATTACTGCCATTATTTCTTTTTAAATCTTTTAACCAATTCAGAATAATCTCTATTTAGAGCTTTATCTATTTCAGCTACTCCCGTATTTACACCCAATCCAGTTGGTTGAGGCCCTTTAGCCATATCACCATACCCCATTTTTTCAGCTAATGCAGTTTTACCTACAATTGAACCCATATCACCTTGTCCAAAGTTCATTGTTCTAAACCCACCATCTCCTTGCGGAATACCACCTCTAGTTTCGTTTAGAATTTGGTTAATCATTGGGTTTTTACTAAATTTTTTTTGTTCTACTTTTTCTTTAACCGATTCTATAATAACATCATCTTCTAAAATAGCTTTAGCCATCGATAATCCAATTGGTTGTGATTTAGCAGGTTGTTTTCCTTCTGCTATTAGTTTTTTTACTTCAGCTCTCACAGTTTCCTTAATTAATGCAGGCAATTGCTCTTTAAGCTCCTCTTTAATAAGAATCTGAATAGCTTTTAATAGTTTGTCCGTATCCATACTTTATTATTTGTTATGTTTATAAATATTTAAATTGATTATTTTAATAATTAACTCCAAAGTGTAGGGTCTTTTTGTAATTCTGTCCAATATTTTGTGAATTTTTTTATTCTATCATCTATTCCATTATATCCACCATTTATTTTTTTAGTAACTAATTTAATACTTGTTGTAGTACTATCCTTGCAACGATTTACTAAGTTGTTAGTTTTCCAAAACATACATGCGGTATCTGCAAAATATTGTGTTGCAACACTATCCGGATTTCCTTCAAAATCAGCCCCAGCAATAGGCCCAAACTTTCTATAATTTGCTCTACCCGTTAATTGAATATACCCTCTACCCCTAAATTTATATCCATCTCCTTTTTGTGCATTTCCCAAATCATCTCTACCTTCATATCCTGATTGAGCAGCGGTTGGTCCCCATATTTCTTGTTTATACCTAAATCCACCCGATTCATGTTCACATTGTGCCAAAAAGTGTGCTCTTTCTATATTAGTAGTACAAATTCTATATTTTTTCATAGCCGCAACTAATTCATTTGGTACTTTAACATTGGTTTTATAGTTTGGTTGAGGCGGAACATCATTTTTTGGTTTATCTTCTTCGGATAATGGTGGGTCTGGTTCGTTCCTCGCTTCTTCTAAGAGTTGGTATTCTACTTGCTCTATTTCAACAGTTGGAGGTGGTGGTGCTTCGAATGTTACTTCAAATCCCGCTGCAGTTGCTTCATTTATATTACTTCCTTCCAACGTTGCGGTATCGGATGCTAATTGCTGAGCTTCATTAAATACTATTTCCTGTGGAGGAACTCCCAATGCTCCACCACCTGGAGTTGCCGGCTGAACTTGATATCCTGACCAAGGTAATACTCCTGGTGCCGGTGTTCCTAATGGTGGGTATAATGATATTGTATTAACTATCCCAGTAACAGTAGATAAATGTGCGGTTGCATAATTAATAAAATCATCAATTATTAAAGTTGTATTATTATTTGGTGGTATTACTGACATTTTATGCTACTTTATTTTTAACGGATTCTACGGCGGCTATACCATTATCGTTTAATCTCCATAATGCTGCTGAAGATTTTAGACACCCACTGGTATGAATTCTATTCTGTGAAAAATCACTTACCCATTTAAATCCTGTCCAAACTTGTATATGACCGTAGTCTTTGGCTTCATACCCATTTACTAAAATATCTCCAATTTGCCATTTTGTTGAATCGGCTACAAATTCATCGAAATTAATACGCACTTTATCATTATAATAGGTCTTACCACCAATCGCTTTGGCAAAACTACTTCTACCACCACCCGTAGATGGGTCTTTAAATGAAAACCAATCGGCATTACCCGATATTGTACCCAAACCACTTATACCTGTTAATGCAACTACAACTGCTTGAGTTCCTTGTGGACACAGACCATGAACACCTTTAATATAATTACTTCTTAAATTTTCATAATTAACTCTACTATTTTTACCCAACTTAGGAGCCCATGCACCAGCAATTTTTAATAATTCATCAAGTGTTTTATATCCACTGTTTATTAATTTTTTTTGTTCTTCTTTTTGTTCTTCTTTTTCTGGTTCAGTTTTTAATATTTGTTGTTCGTATAATGCATTATCAAGTGTTTCGGCTACTACGTTATCCATTTCCAATACAACAGGATACGTGTCAGGATTACCATATTCAACTAATGGCTCAGTTTGAAGTTGTATTTCAATTTGTTCAAAATTAGGTGCAATAATTTCTTGCACTTCAGGACTATTCTTATCTAATGGAACTTGGCTCCAATCCAATTGTTCATATGGATTTGGTGGTGAAGGAACGGATACAGCCGGCGCCCATACACCTGCATTTGTAACTAAATTTGAAGTAACTCCAATGTTACTCGTTGAACCGGGTGCTGGTATTAATGGTATTGGAAATGTATTTAATTGAGCACCTTGCCAATATGCTATAACTCCCTTTCCCATTTCCCCAACTAAATCGTATGGGGTATTTGATGTTTGCCCTTTTAATAAAGCAGCTTTAAATAACTGCTGCATAATTTCGGTATTACCTTTAGTAATTGGGACCTTATTTATAACGTCTCCACCTCGTTTCATACACATATCATATTCGTCCGCATACAATTTTGCAACGGTATCAATATCTTGCAACGAATCTGGTGCGTTTGCTCTCCTTAAAATATTTTCTTTAAAAATTTGCCAAGACATATTAAGAAGTTTGATTTAATCTACTCAATATATTATTTAATTTTGATTTTATAGAACCAAATTGAGAAATGTTAGTAGGTCCTACTGCCGATGGACCAGATGGTGTTAGATAAGTTTGTTGTGTTATAGCATCAATCAATTCTGCTAATATATCAACCAATTGTTGCCCTTTTACCATAGGCTCCAATGCCTCACTTCCTAAAAATATAGAACCTTTACCAGTAACCATATTAATATCTTTATCATTTGTAACAATATGAATATCATCTCCTACACTTATATCAATACCCAACTTATTATCAATCGACATTGCGCCATCGGAAATAAATCCATAATTCTTTTTTGAATAAAATAACATTTCTGCATTTTTTGCTGAAAGTATTATTCTTCCCGAATTTATTAATATTTGGTCTCCTATTAATTTAGATGGGTATTCACCAAATGAATCAGGCTTAGTTCCAAAGTTTGTTTTACCCTTATCATCAATTACTCCTGGAACAAATGGTAATTGATATTGTCCAGAAGTTAATGCTATTATACTACCATCTCTATTAATATCTTCCTCAGTACTTAATTCTGCTGCCTTTTTTCCACTTTCTGCATTTTCTCCGTTTCTTAAAATTATCGTTGGTGAAAATGCGTTTCCAACATTATTAAATCCCGAAAATCTTATCGATTGTCCAAATCTAGTTTCAATTAAAGAATCACCTTCATACAATTTTAATCTATGAATATTTTCTTGAGTATCATAGTATTTTCCATAACTACCTTCTGCATTTGAACCCTCTGCATTTGTTTTAGTTATTCCAGTTTCCGATACTTCTTTATAAGTACCTACAGTTTGTTCTTCATCTTGTTTTGGTACAATTACTTTTTGAAGTGCATTTTTAAAAGCACTTTTTGTTGGGTTTTCATCTAATCCAATTCTCCTATAATAAAAAGAACCCGCCTGTCCTTCATATATTTCAACAAGTTCACCAACAATTGGAATATTTTTGAAATTTTTATCAAATGGGTGTGCGATAGTTCGTGATGCTGGGTCTGTATCCAGAACACCATCATCCGAAGTTTTAAAGTGTATAGAACCAATTGGTTGTGCACCTATTTTTTTAGCTTTGGCGTAGTCTGCATTTTCATCAAGTAATACTTCAAGTACCCATCCTACTTTTTTAGAAGATGCTTCTGGTCTTGATGATAAATTATTAGAAGCCTGTACTCTAGCATTTGATAACCCCATATTACTTTATTTTCTTTTTTAAATCTTCTAATTCAAATTCTAAATCATCTACTCTTTCTACTTCCTGTTTTGTTTCTTCCAATTCCTGAAGTAATTGATTTTTTTCAAATTCAGATAAGAATCCATCTTGTCCTTCAGTTTTCTTTTCCGCTGCTATAATTTTTGTTGCAATTGTTGCTAACTTAACCAATTGGTCATCGTTCTTTACAGAACTATCAATTAGTGAAGATAATATAGGACCTATACTTGCCACATCACCGGCATGTCTAATCATCTTTTTAAGTTCTTCTATTAAAGTAGATATTTTTGCTTTTTTGGATAATTGGTTGTTATATATATCCTCAAATAGAGAACTTAGATTCTTTCCTTTAAATAATTCGAATTCTGTTGACATATTAATATATTTACATTTTGTATGTATATAAATATGGTTCTATTAAAATGTTGAAATTAAACTGGGATTACTTCAATTGTAATCTTTGATTGATATCCTTCAGGCAATTGTCTATTAATACCTTTGAATTCGTTTACTTTGTTCTTAAAGTAAGTTATTTGTAATACCTTATCAGTTAGGTTCATTACGGTTTGAGATGATGTAGACATTTCTTCAGTATCTCTTTTCATATTAAGGGCCGGCCTCTTTGGAAAATATTCTTTTCTCATAGCCTGTGCTATTGTTGTCCAATCATCTACTTTATCAACTGATTTCTCTGCTGATATCTTTCTCAATTTTGAACTTAAATATTTCTCACCACTTGTATATCCGGCATCAGTGAACATATGTCCGTGATTTGTACGAACAACAGGTGATTCGGAGTTTTGAAGTTTAACATCAGGCTTATGCTTTGATGTAGTTTCAATACTAACTAAATGTTTTGGAGATGATACAAATGTATGACCTTTTAAAGATAACCCACTCTTACCCTTATATGATAATGCAGCTCTTACTGCATCCATTAAAGTAGGTTGTTTGATAATGTTTCTCATCTTATCACCATCGGGTCCTGGCTTTCCGCCTTTTTTTACAATTTTATGCTCGGCTTCATCGTGTCCAACTAATAAAGCCGAGTTTACAACACCAATTCCATTTTCATTTAAACCCTCACTCCAATCAGTTATTAAATCGTGTAAATATGCAACTTCCACACCATCAATGATAGTATGTACAATTTCTAAAGAAGGATTATAAGCTCTATCTCTATTTTTAGCTAGGATGAACTTATCATTTATTTCCTTAGATACAATTATGCACTCTAAAAGTTTCATTTTATTATTGGATGTATGCGTTCAATTCATATGAGTTTCTCATACCGTAAACTTGAATCTGAAGTTTCTTTCTTTGAACCTTCCCACCTTTAGATAATTCAATACTAAATTTATTAGTCTTACCTTCCGATGGTTTACGAGGGCCCATTCCTATTTTTGTAAAAGCATCATCATTATTTATTTCATACCCTTTTTTCTCCGCGTATGCTTTAGCTGCGTTGATAGCTGATGTATATGATTTATGATATACTTCGTAATCTGATTTAGCTTCTTTTATTAATTTTATTAAACTTATCATATTAAAATCCTATTGAAATTACATCACCATCTGCTTCAACCCAACGAATCTTTAATGCTAATAATTTTTTAAGAGTATCAGCTCCAAAACGATAACCAGTTCCAAAATTACCTCTTGCTGGAATATCTACAACCATTCCGTGAATACCAGCAAAAATTTGAGAGTGGTCTGCACCAATTACTTTTTGAAATGCCACAACCTGTTTTTGTTGAATAGGTTTTAATTCTTTGAATTTTACTTCCGATGCTTCGTTTAGTTGAGTAAGTTTTATCATATTATTTTTTTACTTTAATTTTCCAATATGTACCAAATCCAACATAAGGTGAGAACGAACCATTAGTTCCATCAACAGTTCTATTATTTACACCAATGTTTAAGTTATAGATTTTATCTTTTTTAGTTTTAAGAATTAAACCAGCACCAACTGCCGATACATAATCTTCTCTATTAAATCCTGCATTCAAACCATAATACAATTGAGTTTTTGCAGGCTCTTTAACAATCATAGTTTCTTTGATAGTTCTTTGTTTAACACTTGCATTGAAAGTTCTACCCAAGATTTTGTTTTGTGAGATTGTATCTAATACCGATACCGTTCCTAATGAATCAGGTAAAACTAGTGTATCTTTGTATAATACTTTTGAGTAATAATCTTTTAATAATGCAGCTGTATCAATTATTGCTGGGATGATTACTTCTTTCTCAACAATTGTTTCGTGATAGATATCTTCACCTTTCTTAGTTACCACTTTGGTCTTTACAATATCAACCGTATCGATTTCATGTTTAATTACTTCATATTTTTTACCCTCAATACGGATAGTTCTCCCACCTGGCATTACTCCACCTGGATTAAACCATTGTAAAAGAATGTAAATTACCAAAGCTGCTATGGCAATGTTTTTGAAATTAACAAATTTTTTCATAATATATTATTTTATGTGTATAAATATTCAGTTATTCTAAAATATCATTTTTGACCCGATTTGGAAGTTATGTAGTAAACTAAAGTTAGGTTCAAAGGTCATTGCACCTCTATATGATGTGGATAATCCAAATCTTTTACTTATTTTATAATCATATCCTAAACCTATAATTGCTCCAGGAGTTCTACTTACCGAACTATTACCAGTCATTGTGTTCCAAGCTATTGGGGATTGCATTACAAATACTTGCGGAGTTAATGTAACTTTTCTGCTATACTGATATGGTTTCATCCAAAATCCAACTGCCGATGCACTTAGTGATACATCATACCCACCCGAACCCATTCTAGGCATCATTAAGGTAATTACACCCACATTATAACCAAATGTTCCGTACTTAGGATGTGGCTTGATGTAGGTGTACCCATTAAGGTTCATTAGAGTTCCTTTAAGGTACGCAAATGTAGTTCCATATGAATGTATCGCATTTAATTTACCCTCCTCAAAATCCATCTTAGTCACCCCAGCACTCAATGCAAATTGGTTTAGGGTACTCCAAATAAGTGCGGTAGCTGAATATGATTTATCACCCATTAGAGATGATTTAGAAACACCTACACTCATCATTACGGCATATCTACCTTCCATATCTTCCGTACCAGCCAAATCGGATGCTAACATCATTGGGTTTGCTACGGATTTCTTTTTTTCTTCTTTTTTCTTTTCTTCCTTCTTCTCCTCTTTCTTTCCTTCTTTAGATTCTTCCTTCTTCTCCTCTTTTTTCTCCTCTGACTTTGATTCCTCTTTCTTTTCTTCTTTGCTTTCCGATTTTGTTTCTTCTTTCTTTTCTTCCGATTTAGTTTCCGTTTTCTTTTCTTCTGTCTTTGTTTCTGATTTTGTTTCAGATTTAGTCTCCGTTTTGGTTTCAGTTTTGGTTTCCGATGATGAAGATGAACTACCACCAGAACTACTACTAGAACTACTTCCAGAACCTCCAGAACTACTGCTTCCTGATGAGGAAGTCGGTGGTGGAGTAGAACTACTACTTGATGTTGGTGGAGGCGCTGATGCAGTTGGTGGTGGAGGCGGAATTGCTGCAGTTGCCGATGAACTTGCTGCCGCTGATGCCGATGAACTTGCTGCAGAACTTGCCGATGAACTTGCGGCTTTTGCTGCCGCTTCAGCTGCTGCTTTTGCTGCTGCATCTGCGGCGGCTTTTGCTGCTGCATCAGCTGCTGCTTGTGCTGCGGCAGCTGCTGCTTGTGCGGCCGCCTGTGCTACTGCGTTTGTTACCGTTTGTTGAACTACTACATTCGTAGGACACCCCATAGTTGAATATGCCGTATATGTTGCAGTTATCCAAAGTTGAACTGCACCAGACATTACTTCAGTTGGAGAAAATACTCTGATTTGATTATAGAATGATACCGTTGCAAACCCATTGGTCATAGTTGTAGTGGCTATCTTAATTTCACCAGTACACTTATCCTTATAAGTTTGTGTATAAGTTTGCCCACTTACAATTTGGCAAAACAATACTAAAATAAAACCTAATATGTATTTCTTCATTAAAAGTTATTCAGCCCAATACCCAATTGTGAATAACCTCTTAGTGGGTCAGTATCAAACTTCAAACTAAAGAATTTGAAATCTCTTATGAACCCGAATTTAATTGTTGTAAAATTTATATTTGATTTAGGAAATGAAATACCACCAATAGCATCTTTGCCCTGATATCTTTGAATCTCATT